TAACTGGTCGGCGCCTTGTATAGTCTTATTCGCGTCTAAGTATTCACACGTGGCGCGTATCATTGCGCTCAGTGCTGCCATAATCTGCAGCGGTGCCGCTTTATATGCTGCCTGTATATTAAGCCCTTCTAGCCACGCTATACGGGGCTTAATATCAGCTGGTGTGCTTTTGTATAGCTGCTGTAAGGTCTGCGTTACTAATGTCGCTGTATCCTTTCTTACTTGTACTTCTTGCATTTGTATAGTTTTTATTTCTGTTAATCCAGCCACGCGCTGCGGCCTGCCAGTTCTTTATCTTATTACCGTTGCTTTGCCTCCAGCCGTTCGCTTCGTAGTAGTCGAAAATCTGTGCGGCTACTTCGTGGGGGTTATCGCATAAGTCTAGTATATATAATTCAATTACATCTGCACTATTTGGGTGCGTGCTACCTTTCTTATTTGTATTGTTCTTATTGTATTGTTCTATTGTATTGTTATTCCTCAGCTGGCTGCGGGGGGGTACCTCAGCTAGCTGCGGGGGGGGTGCCTCAGCTGGCTGCGGGGGGTGCCTCAGTTTGTTGCGGGGGGGTACCTCAGTTTGTTGCGGGTGCGTCCAGCTTTCGCGTATGTCTGTAGGTACTATAAGTATACGCTGCCTGTACGTACCGTTATACTGTGTAGTACGGTGTAGTAGCCCCCTCTTACATAGGTCGCGAATAGCTTTTTCTATAGCGCTACTACTTACAGCACATAACTTTGCAAGGTGTTCGTTACTTACAAAACACTGATAGTTATGTTCTGTAAAGCTTTGTACCTCTAACAGTATAGCCTTCTGCGTTATGCTTAGGGTATTATCTAACCAAAGCGCGGCGGGTATCCATATGCCTAAAAACTGCCTATTCATTTCTTAAAGTCTTCATCTGTCCAGTTTAAGCGCTTACCCCATACGTGCCGAAGTTCTGCTAAGGTGTGCAGTAGCTGTACTTGCCTAGCGTCTATAAAGCTACTATGCAGCTTTTGTATGCGGTAGTCTATTAATTTATAGCGTAAGCCTGTACGCTTTTCTGTAATCTCTACCCGCTTTAGTTCGCGTCTAAGTGCTATTATTTCTTCTTTTATACGCTGCATTTCTTCTTTATTCATTCTGTAAAGCCCTTGCCTTATTTGCGTCTAGTACTAAGCGTTCGAAGTCAGCCCAGTACATACTTACTACCTCGCCGCCGTGCTGCTTTCGTATGTTCTTCTTATGTATCATTAGCCTCGTTTTGCCTTTCCATTTTGGCATATTATCTAGTATTTTGTGGGCGCTTAATCCACGTTCTACCGCCTTACATTGTACTAAAAATTCGCCAGTATTGGCAAGGTCTACCCCTGCCGCGTCTAGTGATCTATCTACGCCCCTACTAGTACAGGCGTAGGTATACCCTAGCGCCCTGAATTTATCGCGTACTTTCCATTCGTAGCCTAAGCCTTTGCGGTGTGCTGTCATATTATTTAGTTTCTTTCATTAGTGTTAACAGTACAAGGGCGGCGTACTCGCTACTGTACTTATCTAGCGCTTTTATAGCTTCTTCTTCTGTACCCTCTTTTATTATTCGTATAAGTGCTTCTTTATTCATCTGTACCAGCTTGGCAGGTCTAGCTGTACCGCTTCGCCTTCTTCGAACATATCATAACTTAAGGGCGTACTTTCGCCGTTCCAGTCTGTATAAAATTCTTTAAACATTCGTACCTCTAGCTTAGCGCGGCGTATACCGTCTTCTATAAACGGGGCGCTTAATTGGTATACTACTACCCCGTACGGAGCGTTAGGATCTATAGTAATTAAGTAGTGCTTTACAGCGTTATGTAGGTTAAATTCTGCGTAAGAATATAGCGCTAACTGCATATGATACAGGTTATCTAGTACCCAGCGCTGCAGCTTGCGCGGTTCGTTATCAGTTACTTTTAAGTCTGCTATATAATCGCGGCCTATAACGTCTGCAAAGCCGTGAAAGTTTACGCCCTCTAGTTCCCAGTATATGTGCTTTTCTACCTCTACCGCTTCGCGTATAAGTTTACGTGCTAAGGGGTGCGCGTGCACCTTCTGCGCTAAGTTTTCGGCTGCTTCTACCTCTACACTAGTATATACTTCTTCTTCGCCGTATATAGCTGCCGCTTCTTTGTATGCTTTCGCGGCCCTACTATTACACTCTATTACTTTTAATGTATCGCGTAGATGCGGTTCTAGTGTAAGGGTATGCGTAAGCTTGCCGCGTCGCATTACTGCGCTAGTTTTGAAAGCGCTCTTTTTATAGTGTGCGAAGTGTGCAGGGCTTTTACCGAAAGCTTTTAAAGCGCTAAAGCTTAGGCGTATATCTTCTATTTTCATAATTGACCGTATTTATTACTTGTAAAACCTGCACATTCGCCGTTTTTAGGGTTGGCAAGCTTTAGGTATTCGCCACAGTCTAAACACGTTATATTGTGTACTGCTTTGCCTTCTATTATTTTTATAGTTACCCTATTAGCTAGTAGTTCTACTGCCCCGCATTTACATTTATAAAGTGGCATTAGCTAGCTATTGAATTTATTAAGAGCTGGTAGTATTTCTTCTGCTGCGCTTTGCTTTTTATACGCCCTTCTTCGCTTATATATTTGTCGCCGTCCATATTATAACAGCTGTTACCTGTTACTAGGTATAAACTGCGCCGCATTACTTCTGCTTGCTGGTAAATAGGCTCGCGTCCTGTCTTAGCTTGTGCAAAGTCTAATAGTAACTCCAGCTTACGCTGTTTTAGCTTCATTTCGAGCTGTAAACGGTCTAAAGGTTCTATATCGTCTATAACGCTTTTAACGTCGTTATACGTTATGTAATAGCCTTTCTTAAGCCTATCTAGTATTGTGTCTACTTTCATTACTTAAAGGGGTTTTCTCCTGTAAAAAGCGCTTCTAAGTCTACGTTAGCCGCAAATTCTTGCGAAGCCTGTAGTACTTCTTCTGTTAACTCTGTAGGCTTACTAGATTTAACGTAATACTTAGTATCTAAGCTTGCGCCCTTGCGTGTGATAGTAATATCGTAGCTTAAAGGATCGCCTTCTACTTCGTTAAGGTTCGCAAGTTCTTGTAGTACGCTGCGCGTACTGCACTGGTAAATTTTGTACTGCTTAGCTTCGTAGTGCCATACCCCAAAGGCTGCAAAGGGCTTGGGTTTATCGTCTGCGCTGTACGCTTCTTTAGGCATTTCGCCTGCAAATTTCCAGCGTAAAGGCTTTTTATCTTTCCATACCTCTATACCTTCTACAGGTAAGGATATAATTCTAATCGTTGCTTTATCGTTTGGGGCAAATTTTAAGTACTGGCTGCCTGTAGCTGCGCGTTCGTACGTGTTATTTAAAAAGTTCATTTTTTTTTGATAGTTAATATATACCGCAATAGTAAGCGTTTATATTTTAACAAAAAAAAAATAGGGCTTTACTTTATTAACTCCAGCCTGTTAGTAAACTTAAAAAACATATTAAAAGTATAGCCGCGTCTGCGGTGTCTACTACTCTATACGCCCGTAGCTTATACTTTACATTTGCTAAACATATAAGAATAATACAAAGGCTTATCATTTATCTTTCAGCTTCTTACGTTCTGCCCGTACTTTCAAAGCTTTTTCTACATTGTACCATATTAGGGCTATAGATCCAAGTATTAAAAGTGCGCCTTGTATTATCTCTGTATACGCCCCTATAGCCCATATACCCCCTAGTATATTAACTGTTACCCACTCGCTGAATTCTCTATTCATTTTTCTATATGTTCAAAAAACGACAAACAAAGCGGCAGTACACCTACAGCTGTAAGCGTTATAGCGGGCCACGTTATACCGTATTCGTGTACTTGGTAAAGCGCTTCTATTACTACCGCGCCGCCTACTGTGCGTTTAGCACTCCAGCGCCGCAGCCGCCCCTTAGTTTTGAAAGCTTGCGTTATATCTAACTGACTAAGTAGATGTAAGTACGGGTTACTTTCCTTGCTCATTGTTAGCTATATAATGTAGATAGTATTCTTTGCGTACGTCGAAACAGGGGCAGCTTTTGGTACTGTACTCATTGTGTCCGTGTATACTCAAACTGCCTAAGCATATAGCTAAGCTTTCTATAAGTTTTAAAAGTGCGTGCTGCTGCTTTTCTGTACGCGTGTCTGCTGGTTTACCGTTTGTATCTAGCCCGCCTATATAGCATATTCCTACAGCTGTATTATGGCCTTTAGTATGTGCGCCGTATTCATTTAACGCCCTACCCCGTTCTATAGTTCCGTCTAGCTTAATTACGAAGTGATACCCGCACATTCGCCAGCCTTTCGCCTTATGCCACTTATCTATAGTACTTACTCCTATGTCTAGCGTCGGCGGTGTAGCGCTGCAGTGTAGTATGATTTCTTTATGTACCATTATACCGCTACAATTGTAACGTCTGCGCCGTATATCATAGTAGAGGAACTAGCAGGCAGTAGTTTTATATAGCAGCCTATAGTAGCTGAACTTGTAATATCTAAAACGTCAGCATTTGCGTTAAAGTCAAAAGTATTTTTAGAAACTATAGCGCCTGTAGTATGATTAAAAGAACCATAGTTAACAGCTAAAGAAGTAGATACAGAAGCGTAAACTTGTACGTGTGTAGCTTTGTACCCTGTAGGTATAGCTACAAAGGCGTATAACTCATTTACAGAAGAAGGGGCGCGAATTCCTAGTGTATTGGTTGTATCATCTTCTACCATAGTAGGCGCCCTGCTGTAGTCGTCATTCATTATAAACTCTGTAGGCATTACCTTTAGTAGTGTAGCGCTACCGTGCCAGCCGTCAGAACTACCGCCCCCGCCCCCATGCGCCCAGCTTAAAGCGCCTGCGCCGTTAGTGGTTAATACTTCGCCGCTATTCCCGTCTGTAAGTGGGCTAAGTTTACCGTTAGAACCTAAAATTACTACTTCGTCACCTGTAGCGGGTAAGCTTTGCGGTAGTTGCAAAGCATAACTAGAACTTAGCGCCTGCCCTACTGTTAGCTGTATTTTTGTAGTAGACTGCGTTACGCTGTCAGCATTTTTTTTATATATTTCTACTGCTGGCGTTGTTACTATACCTATAGGCGCTATAGCTGTTACCGCGCCCGCGTCTGCTGTATAGTCGCCTACTATCCTATTAAGTACTATTAAAACTGTGTCTAAATCAATAGCGGCGGTACTTGTTATATAGTTTAGTTTCGTGCGCTCCTCTTTTCGCATAGATTGGCGTAAAACTGTAGCAAGTATATTGTTATTCGTTTCTTGCGCTTCTGTACTTCGCGTTGCGGGTGTGCTAGGTATAACTACGGGGCCGCCGTCAGTAGGTGGCGGGGCGCCTACTACTGGTATGTCGCCGTCTTCGCTATCTATTACATTAGTATCTCGATTTAACAGCCCTATTTGTATATCGTATTCTGCCCGTGCGCCGTGCCACTCCATACTTAAGCATACATAAAGATCCGTACCTTTCGTTAAGCTATACCCCATTGAAAGCTGGCCCGCGCTATTGTTACCAGCTATCGGCCTACAGCTTCCGCTACGTATTAACATAGCCTTTGCCCTATACGCTAGAATCTCACGTACTACGTGCTGGTGTACTGGCTCTGTCGCTGTTTCGTCTATTTTCTCCCAAAGCGTAGTAGGCGCCCCGCTAAACTCTGTATAGTTGTGGGTGCTTTCGCTTGTTTTGTCGCCAACTATAGCGGGCGGTAGCTTTATAACTTCGCGCCCGCCTTCTGCTTCTGCATAGTACAGGTATTTGTCTGCGCCTATAACTTCGCCGTGTGCAGGGTATAAAGTATTTGCCTGTGCGTATTGTGCTATTACAAAACTATGTGCCGTTGTAAGATCGTTGCCGTCTGCGTCTATAGCGTGCGCAGCTACAGCTATTAGTACCGTTGCTTCGTGGTTTATTTCGGGTAAATTTATTTCTAAGTACTCGCTTATAGTGTGGGCCTGTGTACCGTCTACTGGTGTACTTATAAAAGTAGCCCTATTTGCTGCATTTGTACCCCACGTAGGGGCGCTATAGTCTACGCCGCTTACTTCTACTATAGAACCGTCAGTAAGTAGTAGCGGGGTAGTGTTTATAGTATCGTGTGATAAGTTTCTATTTAAGTAGTAATCTGAAGCGCCGTAAGCGTCCAGTTTCATATATAGCTCAAAGCGCCAGCGTACCGCTTTATTGTTACCCGTTAAGCCCGATATAGCATTGCTTTTACATACAAACAAGAAACGAAAGCGCGGTAACATATTTGCTTGTACGAAACAGTAACCGCCTAGCGGGGTACCTAAATATACGGGGTTGGGTGGATCAGATAAGTTTTCTACTAGTTCGTCGCCATTATCGCCAAAATTAGAAGCGTAAGGCCACTGTACTTGATAACCTAAATATAAAGTATCGCCGCTGTTGTACTCGCGTTCTACTCTTTTTATACGTGGTAAGAAAGAAGAAGACCAGCCGCGTAAACGTTCTATATCTGTATCGAAGTCGTTAAAACTAACTACATCTATACCAGAATATATAGTGTCGCCTTTAGTGTAAAACTCTACGCCTTGTAAGTCTTCTTGGCCTGGATCTCGCGTAAAGGCGCTAATAGGTTGAAACCAAAAGCTGCCAAAGTCTAAAAATATACGCGCCCCATATAGGTACGCTATTTCTTCAAGTACCCGCCACGTACTTAAATACTGCTTTTCACCTTCTTCGTTACTGTTGTGTAAAAAGTCGTGCTTAATTTGTGTAAGCTGAAAACCATCGTCTGTATCTGTTGAAGGCCTTAAGTAAGGTACCATACGTAGAAGTGTGTCGCTATCTTCCCAGTGGTGCGCAGTGCGTAGTTTTAGTATACAGTTGCGTATATGTTGGTGTATATACGCCGTACCAGTATATTCTACCGCTTCGCTAGATTTATATAGTACATCTTGCAAGCGTGCTAAGTCGTCGTTAGCCTGTAGCGTAACTTTTTGCGGTAGATATATATCTTCTATCTCTACCCCGTCTACCATTAGTACACCTGCCCAGCGTAAAATATAAGATATACCCGTACCGTATTTTATAGCTACTGTAAAACGGTCTGCGGCTGCGTTCGGTAGTTCCAGAAGCCAGTCATATACGCCTGTACTTTCTACTATTAAAAAAAACTGTGCGCTAGACGTTATTATAGGTTGGTGCGGTGTATTTACGTCGCCTGCCCAGTTTAAAGTAAAAGCTTCTGCGCCTAGTGTCACTTCGCTTTCGCTGCCTGTGAATTCTTTATCGCAAAATTCTACGCGAAAATCTTTCCCTTTCCGATCTTTAAATTCTGCAAAGTACCTTACTATTGCTGCCATATCTTAAAACGTTACACCTGTTACACGTTGCACACTTCGCTTGCTACGTTCTGCACTTAGTAATATATCGCTACCTGAAAGCCTACCGCTTACTGTTATATGTTGAGTACCCCCGCCCCCGCCAAACTTACCGAGAAATTCGCCCATACGCTCAAAGGGTATAACGGCTTCTTTACCGCTTTGGTTGTCGCCTAAAACTGCTAACGTTTCGCCCGTTACCATACCGCCGCGCTTAAATTTCGGCATCATTGCAGACATACCCGCCACAGCTGCGGCGGCCAAAGCTGGCCCCGTAAATACTGCGGCGGGGCCTGTAGCTGCTGCTGACTGGTAAGCGTTCGCTATAGCTTGCGCCGTTACTTTCGCCATAATTTGAAGTAGAAACATTGCAATCTCTCTGTGCCTATCTGCTTGCGCTTGCTGCTGTAGTTCGCGCTGCTTCTTTACATATTCTTCTTGCGTTATAGTACCTTCTGCGTACTGGTCTTGCAGTTCTTTCTGTTGTTCGCGTAAGTCTGCGTTTACTTGCGCTATAGCCCCGCCTATAGATACAGCTGAATTAACTAAGTTAGTTGCAAATTCTTCTGCCGTCTGTTTCGCCTCTGTTTCAATTGCTTGATTTTCTTGTACTGTAGCCCCGTAATTAGTTAGGGCAGACAGTAGGCCGTTTACATTGTCGCCGTACTGGTTTACTAACTCTATTTGTTTAAGCCGTTCAGCATTTGCTTTTGATAGTTTATTGGCTAAGTTTTCGGCTGCGTCGGCTTCTGCGTCGTATTGTTGTGCTAGATCATGAGAGCCTAAAATTTCTGCGCTTATAGCAGCTGAACGCATAGCGCTAGCTAGTGCTTCTTGTTTCGCTATTTCGTCAGGTGTAAATAAGTCTGTAGCTGCAATACGTGCTTTTTGATCAGCTACCCGTAGTAGTAGCTTTGCTAGTTCTGTTACTTCTACTATTTCTTCTTCTGCCCCCGTTAGGCTTTCGCGTTCTAATGCTTCTGCGGCTAAATCTTTTAACCTATCGCGTAGTACCTCTAGTGCTGCGGGTAGTTTGTCGCCGCCAAAAGATACTACATCTTTCATTTTATCTTCTAGTATCTTTAGGGCGTCTGCCGAAAGCTTTACAAAGCCTATAGTTTGAGATAAAGGCACGGTACCTTCGCGTACACTTAAAGCAAAGCGTACATTTTCTTCTGTTAAACTCTCTAGTGTTTTGTTGTAGTCTGCGGCGCTTGCATTACTACTATTTAAAGCTTTCGCTTGGTAGCCTAGCCGCTTATTTTCATCCTCAAAGAACTTCGCACGGCTTTTGAATATAGCCTTTGCGTTATACTGTATATCGTTAAATTCTTTTACCTGTGCTTTTGCCTTCTGTACTTTACCTATAAAAGAACTTATACCCGCTATAGCAAAAGCGGCTGCCATAAGTACGGGCGTTTTCGCAGCTAAATTATTAAGCGTAGTTTTTAAAGCTACTATAGTACGTAGCCCGCCCGTATAACTGCCAAGTCCTATTAATGTTTTACTTCCGAAAGCTACAGAGATAAGCCCGCCTAGCGTTCGCATAGCTGGTACTAGCTTAGAAACATTACCAACTAAAAAACCCGACACCCTAGTAATAGGCCCTATACTGGCAGCTAAAGCGCTAAACTGTAGTATACTCTTTTGTGCGCTGCTGTCTAAATTTGTAAAAGCTTTTGCTAGGTCTATTACTTTATCTAGTAGCTTCTTAATTACTGGTAGTAGTTCTTTACCTATTTCTGCGCCTGCTTCTTTTAATACATCAAAAGCAGTAGATAATTTACCGCCTGCAGTTTCGCTTAGGTTTAGCATAGCGTTGTGTGCTAGCCCCCCTTCTGCTGCCATAGCGCGAAGTACTGCCTCGAATTGCTGAACACTTACAGCGCCAGCGCCTAGTTCAGAACTTGCTAAGCCTGTAGCTTCGCTAAGCTTTTCGAATATAGGTATTCCCCTTTCGGCTAGTTGGTTTATACTTTCTAGCTCTACTTTACCCTTAGCTTTTACCTTTGCAAATATCGCGGCTATGTCGTTTATCTCACTGCCACTAGCTGCGGCTATGTCGCCAAGAAAGCGCAGCGTATCGTTTACCTCATCTAAGCCTGTACCCGTAGCTATTAGCTGCCTTGCTGCGCTTGCTATACCTTCTATTTGAAACGGTGTACTAGCACTAAATTCTTGCAGCTGCTTTACCATATCGGCGGCTTGCTTAGCGCCCCCAGTTAAGGATATAAAAGAAGTCTCTAGCTTCTCCATATCTACCGCGCTCTTAAGGGCTGCGGCGCCTATACCTATAAGCGGCAAAGTTACTGCGTTAGTTAGCCCCCTACCTATACTATTAAGCTTTCGGCTGGTTTGTCGTAGTCGCTTTTCTGTACTCTTTAGCGCTCTGTCTAGTTCGCTAGTATTTGCACCAAAGATTATTTGAAACGCTGCGCTGCTGCTACTCATTACTTAAGGTATTTTGCATAGCATTAAATAGCTTTATAGGCGGCGCCGTTATTACTTTGTCTTTGTCGCCTTTTTCTGCCTGCTGTGCGTAGGGGTTAAAATCATTCGCAGTATATGGGGTAGTATTCTTACCCCTGTTTATATTCGCCAGTAGTGCGTGCGTACTGCTTGTGTGAATCCACTTTGCGCGCTCTTCGCCTTCGTAGCTACTGCGGTAGTTTATGTACTCAGCTAAGGTAAAACTCCAGAACAAACTAGGGGCTATACCTAGCTTAAGCGCCCCGAAGTAAAACGGCTGCCAGCGAAGGGTTAAGCTTGGGCCGCTTTCGCGGCCGTCGCTTTTCCCTGTTCGCCTGCCTCCATAGCTGCTTGTACATTCGTTAGTATATTCTCTATATCTAACGTACCTACCTGCGCGGCGAACTGCTCAAATTCATAAGCAGGCGTACTACCCGATAAGTATACATTATTCTTATAAGCTGCATACAATAATTTAGGTAATACCGTTACGCTATCGCTTGCCATACGTTCGAGTAGGTCGCCTAGTTCTATACCTTCTGCCTCTGTGCATAAGCGCAGGGCGTTAAGGTTTAGTAGTACGTCTACTTCGCCAGCTGGTAGCGGTAGCGAAAAAGCGCCGCGTAGTGTGTTACTCATATTAAGCTAGTTCGTTGAATACATCTGTACCGTTAGTTATAGCAGTTTTTGATATGTCGCCGTTGCTTTCAAAGCTACAGCTATACGTAGCTACGTCGTTTACGCCTGCGCTTTCTGAGTAAGAAGATATAAACGCCTTACCTGTATACATATAGTCCGCGTCGGTTGCGTCGCTTGCGCCGCTAGTCCAAGCTAGAGTTAATTCTGTTTTTGCTTTCCACGCGTCAAACAAATCAATAGTTGTATGTACGTTTGTGTTAGCTGTGCCTGCTTGGTCTAGTGCAGAATAGTTTACTACCCCGTCGCAAGACATAGACCAGCCTTCGCCGCCTAGTATAATAGTTTTCGCGCCGTCGTTATCTTTCGTTGTAGCGTCGATTGTTTCGCGGCTCAGCTCTAAGCTGCCGCTAGTATAGTAAGCTACTGCTTCGTAGTTGTTGGTACCGTTTAATACGTATATACCTATAGCGTTACTGTGTAGTACGCCTGCTGTTTTTACTGCCATAGTCAGTTATTTTTTAGGGGGTTATTTATTTT